AAAGTCGTCTATGCTGTCGATATTGGAGACACCGCAGAAATGGCTGCTATGCAGCAAAAGAATGAGACTCCGGCAACGGGTGAGGTCTGCAAACTGGCTGTTGGCCTGCCCAATGTGCAATTGATTCTACGAGACAGCAAGCTCGTTAATTATGCTGACTTCAAGGACGTATCAATGGTGTTTATCGACGGAAATCACACGTACGAGGGGGTGAAAGCTGATACGCACCTGGCCATGCGTGCGCTGATGCGCTCCAAGTTTGATGCTAAATTTGTGGCCTGGCACGATTACTGTGAGGGACCGCACCCTGTCGGATGGCTGAAAGTTGGAGAGTACCTTCGAGCAGAAATAGACGGTTTGTTTGATGTTTTTTTTGTGCCAGGCACGTCTGTAGCTTTTTGTCGTGTTCCTTGATTTTGCCCGATTATTATGAACATAGGAGTTGTTACTTACAGTGACGAAGCCGTTCGGTGTTACGCAGAAGTCACAATAGCACAAAAACGGGAATACTGCGCTCGTCACGGTTACAGCTTCTACAGCTACACTGAGATTTTAGACCCGTCGCGCAGCCCGACGTGGAACAAGATTCCTGCGCTCTTGAAGTCTTTCAGCAACCACGACTGGCTGCTGTGGACGGATGCTGATACGCTGATTGCGCAGCCTTGGAGGCGACTGGAGCCGTTTGTTGACGTAGCAGCGAGCTACCACGTAGTCATGCCTGATGACGAAACAGGCATCAACGCTGGCAACTGGTTTGTGCGTAATTCAGACTGGGCACGTTCATTTCTTGCTCAGATTTATGACTACCAGGACCGAGTGGGACCGTGTGCCGCTAACGACCAGCCTGCCATGCGGCAGTTGATAAAGACTGTGCCGTCGGTCAGCAACGGTGTACGCCATGCGGGTCAGGCTTTTGTCGGCTATCATTTTCAACCAGTTGAATTCATGGTGCATCTCTCCTGTTGGCCCGCTGAAGCTCGGCGGATGGCATTCATGGCGGCGTTAAAGCATCTGGCCACTTATCATTGCTTGGACAGCTTCGACTGGCTGGCATTACGTTAGACAGCCTACACAAATTATGAAAATTGGAATTGTCACTCTATACGACGACACTCATCGAGATTTCGGAGCCATCACCGCCAGCTTAAAAAAAGACTACTGCCAGAAGCACGGCTATCGTTTTTACCTTTTTACAGCCAGCCTGGACAAGTTGCGCCACCCCTCCTGGAGCAAGTTACCGGCGCTGTTGAGGTCTTTTGCAGATAACGACTATCTGTTTTGGTCGGATGCTGATGCGCTGATTGTCAAAACAGATACAAGGTTGGAGTCGTTTATTGACAACCGTTACCAGATGATTGTGTCGAACGACATCAATGGCGTAACTCTAGGCAATTTCTTTTTGCGTAATTCGTCGTGGAGCCGGGATTTGATTGCTCAGCTTTACACGATGGAGGACCACCGCGACGCTTGGTGGGAATCTTCGGCGCTGATGAGACTGATGATGAATGCCGGTCCTGTCCGAGCTTGCATCAAGCACTCAGGACAGGCTTTTAACGGTTACGTTGGTCAGCCGAATGAGTTTATACTGCATTTGGCTGCTTTCAGGAATGCAGAAAGAATGACGGTGTGCAGAGCAGCCCAAATCTGGCTGACAACTCATCCAGACCTGACAAACTTCAGCGCCAGTAGCGCCCTGGGGCGCTAAAAACGGAAGGCATCACAAGGATTGCACTTTCCAAAAAATGGGCATTGAAGGGAAAAATGCAGCATTCTGAACTGCCGAAGTTGAACATGGTGTACCGTGCTAGGCCAGTGGGACGATGGGCTTCATGGGCTGCGGGTCAGGCGGCGCAAGAGGTCGTTCGGATTGCCGCGCTGCCCAGTCCAGCCCCATCTGAGCCTGTTCTGCCTGCGGTACGTGCGGCGTCGTAGGCTCGGGTTGAAACTTTTCGGCGGTCTGGATGCGGTCATACAGTTCTGTGTTCATGTCCTGAGTATATGACCATCGGCCCGGCATTGCGACGAGAAATTGAGTCCACGTTTATCGTGGTCCGCGAGAAGTCCTCCGCAGAGGAACTGGTCATCGTGTGCCCGGAATGCGGGGACCATTCGGGGCACAGAAGCATCAATGTCAGCACAGGAAAGACCTTCTGTTTCCGGTGCAACAAGGGCAAGAACAACCGGGGCCACTTCGGAGCCTGGGCTGCTGGGCTGGGCTATCACTTCACGACCGCCATCGACGTGTCGCAGGTCAGCTTCGAGGAATTGGAGGCAGCCAAGCCGGAGGAATTTTACCTGCCGCCACCGCGCACGGTGGAATTGCCCAGGGGATTCACCTTGCTGTCCGAGGAACCAAAAAGCGTATACAGCCGCTGCATCATTGAGATGGCTGAGCGCAAAAACCTGGGGGCGGATGATTTTCTGCGGGCCAAGGTGGGCTTCACGCGCAATGACCCGCTGTGGGAGCCGTTTGCCATCTTCCCGGTCGTGGACGGCGGCGAGATACCCTACTACCAGGGACGGACCTACATTGACGTGCCGGGGGAGACAACCAAGAAGTTTCCCAGCCGGAAACAGGTGCCTTACGGAGCGACCTATTGGGTATACGGAATCAACCAGCTTCGTTTCAGCGAGGCTCCCATCGTCCTGGTGGTTGAGTCCATCCTGAACGTGCTGTCGCTGCGGCGAAAGCTGCGCGAACTGAAGCGCAAGGATGTGGTGCCGGTGGCGGCGTTCAAACACCATGTCAGCCGTTTCCAGTTCGCCCGGCTGATGGCCTGCAAGCATGTGAAGGAGATTTGTTTCCTGTTTGACCATGACGCCATCGACATCACCTGGAGGATGCAGATGCCTGCGATGGGCCGTAAAATCAGCATCGCGGAGATGCCCGCCACGGCTGAAAACAAAAAGCTGGACCCCAACGATGACGTGGACCTGGCGATGGAGGTCTTTGAGAAGCGAGAGTCGTTTGTGCGCGGCACGGCGGAGCGCCATCAACTTTTCAGGGAGACGCCCTACACGGCGGTCGGAAAAAGCTGTTCTAAAAGGTCATGAACAATATCAGGTTGATTGGACCCCGCGTGCTGCTCAGCTATGTTCCGCCGAAAGAGCGCATTGGGCGTATCTGGCTCCCGGACGTGGCGGGCAAGCTCGACACGCACCGCCTGGGCGTTGTCCAGGTCGCTGGGGCAGACTGCAAGCTGGTCAAGCAGGGCCAGACCGTCATGTTTCAAATCAACGATGTGATGAAATGGGCGCAGGTCTACAAGCGCCTGGCCTCTGACAAGGCCGAGATGATTCACGTCCTGGAGTCGGAGCTTATCGGTTCCATCGAAGGCGATGTCATCGGCCCCGACACCTTCACCGTCCTGGGCGACTACGTGCTGGTCAAGGCGGACATCCAGCGTGCGGAGTCCAACATCGTCATCCCCGATGACGCCACGGTCACGCCGGACATGATTCATTACAAGCTGGTCAGCCAGGGTCAGACGGCGAACATCCCGGCCAAGAAGGGCCAGGAGGTCATCATCAACCACGGGCGCATCAGCAGCCTCATCATGCAGGTGCCACATGAGCGCCAGAAGGACACGATGGTCAACTTGGAGTTTGGCTATACGCTCAAGGACTGGGTGGTGGGCGTCGTCGAAGACGAAGCAAGTGCAAATGAGCAGCCACAGCCATCCCGTGACTGATGCCCCCTGTCCGGGGCAGATGAGTTGGGGACGCCTGCACAAGAACGGCAATCGGGATGTGGTTCGCCGCGAGTGCCAGGTTTGCGGGCATCGGGAAGCCTGGGACAACAAGGCGCAGGCGTGGCAAAAATCTGAGTCAAATCCGAATCCAGGGAACACGCGCTTATTCCTTGAAGGCCGGTAGTTAAGGTGTGAGCAAAAGTGCGCATGAGTTGCCTGACTTGGCGCAGGCGCTTCGTCAGTTTGATGCCAGAGTGCGTCGAACTGACGGCTGCTGGCTGTGGAAAGGTTACATAAGAAAGGATGGCTACGGAGCCGCAAGCATCTGTTCAAAGTCGCTTAACGCTCACCGTTTATCGTGGATTTTGCACTACGGCCCCATTCCGACTTCATTGTTCGTAATGCACAAGTGCGACGTGCGAGCCTGTGTGAATCCGTTTCATTTAGTGCTCGGAACGGCGCTCGACAATTCAGCGGACATGGCCAAGAAGGGCCGGTCGGCTTTTCAGCGCGCAGATTTTCCAAGGCGAGGGCAGGCCAAGCTTAGTTTGAAAGACGTGGAAGTCATCAAAGATTTGCGCGCAAAGGGGTTTACGCTGCGAGAAATAGGTGAAAAGTTCGGGGTGCATAAGGTCACAATACACCTGCTCCTAGCAGGCAAAACCTGGAAAAATGATTCAGTTACGTCTTAATAATCGTCCGTTTCCCGACTCCCTGCTCGGGAATCTGGTTTATCTGCCGGTGGTGCTCGTCAACAACCGCGAAAAGCCTGCGGAACATTGGGTTCTCAGCAACGGCAGCGGAATTGTCATTTCGAGCAACAACCCCAGCATCTCCTTCGCGCTGGTTACAGCCGTTCCCCACGCGCTCCACGTCTATGCCCGCAACGAGCACGGCATCATGGAAGAGGGCCTGGTGTCCTTCAGCGTGGTCCTGCAAGGTTCCGGCACCATCCGCGCAGGCGTGAATTGGAGCCAGTCGACCTACCAGGTGGGTGACAGGCTGGAAGGCACAGTGTACCTGGCGGACCCCGAGGGCTTTCCTCCCATCAGCCTGGAATGGACCATCTACCGCAACAGTGTTCCAGTATACAGCGGAAAGGGAAACAAGCTGTCTTTCGCGGCAGCCATTGACGGTGTATACACAGTCAAGATTTCGGCGCACGACATTCGTCGCACGCTGATTCAGGCGGAGAGCACCATCTTCGTCACGCAGAACTACGCCTTGCAGGCCACGCCGCCTCCGCCGTCGCTCGACGGCTCGCTGGTCCTCCTGGGCACGCTTTACAGCCATGCCATGTCCGGCCCTGCGGGTGCCGCCACGACGCTGCCTTACGCCCTGGCATCCTACACCCAGGACTTCAACCTGCTGCCCGGCACCACGCACCTGGTCTTCCAGGTCGACGGCACCGTGGACGATGATGTGGTGGTCCGCACCAAGATTGGTAATTTCGCCCTGGTGGGCTATTCAAACGGCCTTTACAACAGCCGCCTGGGGTACGACTACAAGGCGTCGGTGCCGGTGCCCGCGCCAGCCGACCTCAAGACCCGGCTCACTTTCGACGCCTACAACGCGCACGGCAGCACCTACAGCGCGTTCAATTTCCGGGTGAAGATTCTGTGCTACGCGGTCACTGACCAGATTTACCGTTACGAGCAGTGCCCCTACGCCATTCATCCAGGTGGAGCAGGACTGCGCCAGCGCAGGCTGGCTTTCATCTTCACCGAGGTTGATGCCCTGGTCGATGTGGACAGCCAGCGGGACCGGTATCAAACACACGGCAGCGTCATCTCCTACTCGACGCCAGAGGCCACGTCGCTGCCGGGTCAGAGCCTGCTCAATGACGGGTCGCCTGATACGGTCAATCCTGACAGCGGGATGTTTTTCACGGAGGCCAATCGCTACGCCATCTATGAGGCGGATGATGCTGACGAGCTTGATGGCAAGGCGGTGTGCGCCATCGAGGACGTGCGGCCTTTCTACTTCACCTTGCAGATGCCAGCCCAGCCGCCCGTGGTCCAGGTCATCAAGCGGCTGAAGGGCCGGATGGTACTTTACCTGGCCAACGGCTGCCTCCTGGCGGGCACGGTGCTCCGGGCGTACGTGGCGACAGGCACGGGTGACGTGCTCTTTACGTTCAGCATCACCGAAGACGTATACAATAACTCGACTGACACGTTTGTCCGCGTGATGTCTCAGCCGGTCGATTTGTCGGATTTTCAGTTCGGCATCAGCGGCGTGGTGGTCCGTTGCACCATCAACGAGTCAGGTGTCAGCTACGCAGGCACCACGCCGGACGTGCTGCCCGTCTGGAGCGAGGGTTCCATCTACTCCAAGACCTACTCGCTGGGTGTGAACTTCGACGGAGCCTGCTTTGTCAATCCGGTCCTGGTGGAGACGCTGGATGCCAACTCCGGGGCAATCGCCACGGCGATTGTGGGCTGCCACGACCCAGCCTGCGGGCCGCAAGGCGTTTACTGCTACACCGAGACATGCTCTCCGTATACGGCAACCATCACCGTGGTTCAGTCGCTCTACCATCCCGCGCCTTTCGTAGCCTCACCTGCCAACCAGTACCTCTGCTACGGCAGTCCGGTGTTCAAGAATGCTGGCTCGCTCTATGTGGAGGGCGGCGGCACGGTGGCGGCGAACACCAAGATTTTTGCCTACGCCGACAGTTCGCTCTGCGGCTTGGTGTCTGTATACGAAATATGCAGCACAGGCGACAGCCTGGGCGTGGTCTATCCCTGCGCCACGGTGCCGCACGACTACGTTAAGTACGGCGATAGCTGCTATGCCTTTCAGTATACAGCTACCACGGCCAACGTCGAACTGCCTGGCCTGAATTTCATCACCTTCAACAACTGGATGGCGCAGGGCGGCACGTTTGACCTGATTGGCTCAACGCCCGTTTACACCCTGTACGACTTGGTGCCGGGCAACGGCATGTACGCGGACATGCTGGGCAGCCCAACGACCAATTTCGGCACCCTGGTTTCCAAGCAGGCGTGGGAACTGACCGCAGGCGACTATGCCATCGACATCACCTTCGCAGGCAACCAGCGCACCGACCCGAATCCGACGCCGTTTTCCATCGGGGTCACGGTGGGCAGCTACGGCACCGCCTGGTACGAGAATGGCAAAGAGCAGCCGTTCGAGACGCATCAGCTTGCGTTCACCGTGGCAGGCTCCGAGTACGCCACGGTGAACGTCTTCCAGAACACAGCTTCGTTCTGGGGTGGCATCTACAACGCAGGCAACCTGCTCAAGAGCGTTCACCTGTATCGCACCGCGCCGACTGCCGACGACCTCCTGATTGAGAACTTTGAGTATACGCCGACACCACCGCTGCCAGACACGGTGGTCAGCGTCAGTGATGTGACGGTGGTGGCTGACTGCCAGGATGAGGCTTGCACAGGTTTGTCCCCAGGCGTGTCCGTGACCAACCAGGTGATTGTTTCGCCCCGGCTCAACCGCGTCAACGTGATTGACGTGGACTTGTTGAATCCAGGGGTGCGCGTGCAATTGACTGCGCCTTCGGGGTCGCTATCCACCGAGCGCCAAAGCACGCTTGATTTTTTGGTGCAGACGGGAGCGCAAGTTGCGGTGAATGCTCACCGGTTCTGGCCTTACCCAAGCAGCCAGGTTGCGGTGAATCTTGAAGGCGTGGCTGCCTCGAATGGCGTGGTTTTTGAGTCATTTTTCAACGCTTGGCGCATTGCGCCGCCGCCCGAAGGCTGGCCTGCGCTGAACATCGACCCGAATAACCAGGCCGCAGTTGTATACGGCGACCCGCTGGACCCTGCGGGCCAGACGCCGCTGGGAAGCGCGGTGCTTTACAACACGGTTTCAGGCAATTACCAGGTGGTCAAGAACGGTGTGCCCATTGCGGATGTGGGCGACAGCCCTGCGCCGCGTGTGGGCATGGGTGTGATGGCCAACGGCCATCTGCTCATCGTGGAAGTAGATGGCTCTCAACCTGGTTTCAGCGAGGGTTTGACGGTATCTGAACTGGGCACGCTCATGGCCAGCATGGGCGCGGTGGATGCCATTAACGCGGATGGCGGCGGTTCTGCCACGGTGGCGATGCGCATCCCCGCGCCTGATGGGACGCCACAGGTCTACAATTCGCCATCTGTTTCTCCGCCACGAACGGTGGGCAGCAACCTGGCCATATTCTTCAACCGGGGTGATTCGGTTGCCTATTTGCTTACTGAAACGGGCAGCCGTGCTCGGGTGGCCTTTGACGGTTTGAGCCTGGGCATCCCGCATTTTGGTGTGGCAGCCAAGGCCACGAGTACGGGCTTGAATGGCCTGGCGGCAGGTTCGCTGGCTTTTGTCATCAGCAAGAGCAGGCAGACGATTATCCGCCAGGTGGCGGGTACTGGCGTGCTGGCCTTCGGCCTGACTCTGACTGGAACGGACAAGACGTTCATCCGCAAGCGCGGCGGCGCGGAGACGAATTACTTTCTGCCTGCGGGCCGGGGTTCAGTCACGATTGACGTGGTGCCTGGCGACACCATCTACCTGGACTTTGGCCGCATTAGTGTGCGCACCCTCAAGCGTCCCTGTGTCGTTGTCTGGCAGCCCCGCGTTGCGCCTCTGCGCGAGTACGACACGGCGGTCTTGAATGAATCAGGCTCCATCAAGGCTCTCGGCTTCTGCGGGCTGACCAACCGCTCGGACTACACGGTCTTCAGCACGCTGCCGGTGGACGCGCAGACGGACGATGTGGTCAATCCTGACGCCCTGGTGACTGTCTCAGGCTCGGATGGGATTCAGTACGCCCTGGTCAGAAACGCGGCCTACAACGAGGCCAAGCCGCCGCTGCCGTTTAACTGGTACTCGGGCCAGACGCTCAACGGGTCGATGACCTTCCACTTCTACGCCAGCCGCAAGACGTATGGAGCGCACGGCGAGATGGATGTCTGGACCACGACAGACGGCACCTTCCCGGAGTTCTTCCGCATCTCGGAGTTCTTCGGCCTGTCGGGCAGCAACGCCGTGCGCGTGGACAGCCAGGATGGCGACATGCGCCGCAACGGTCTTCAGACGGTCACGTCGCTTGATGGCATCGAGCGCCCAGGCCAGTACCGGGCGTCGGATGGGGAACTGCGCACGTTTGATTCGCAGTCGGGCACCGTCTCGACGGACAAGATTTTCTCCCTGGTCGGCGTCGATGAAGGCATTTCGTTCAAGATGCACGAGTCGCCGCCTCCGCCTCCGCTGTTCAGCCCCCTGCTTGACGGATTTCGAGTCTCCGAAGATGACGGTGCGACGTTCGTCACTAAACCGCTGGGTAATGGTTTTAACGCCTTTTCCTCCATCGGTTCTACTCCGTCGTTCAGCTACACCTGCACGAGCATCAAGCTGCCGAATTATCCGTTGATGGACCTGACCTGCACAGTCATGCCTTTGGTCCTGGGTGACTATGTGCTGGAGTGGACTGGCATCAACATGTCGGGAATGCTGGGCGCAGATTTGATTCAGCAGTTTAATGCGCTCAGTCTGTACTTGGTGAGCGGCAATTCATCGGTGCGTTTTACATGCTGGACAGACCCAAACAACGCACTGTTTGGAAAAACTGTGCTGATTGGAGACTTGACTCGAACCGCTAACGGAACTTCCAGCCAGCTTTCGAGTACATTGGTTCCTGCTCATTATCCCTATTCCATGACTTTTCGTTTACGGTTTCATGTTGGCGGCGTCTTGTTTCCATTCCAGGGCATCACGACGACCGCCTTCTTCCTGCCTCACTGACAAAGAAAAGGCCGCTCCCACCTGGAGCGGCCTTCCCTATGCGCAACCGAAAGATTACGGACCCGTCGGACCCGTGTTGTCCGGCTGGTTGATGAGGCCCTGGCCTGCCTGGATGGTCGTCTTCGTGTTCGGCTGTCCGCCCACGCCGCCCCACTTCTTGCGAAGCTCGGCCTTGTTGAAGCCCTCGTCGTAGCCCCAGCCCTTGCGGCCAACCGCCACGATGTCAATCTGCGCGTTCCGAAGGTCCGCCTTGTTGCGGATGACGGACGAGATGTTGACGGTGGTGTTGCCGGAGCCGAAGAAGCCGACGCGCTGGGTCAACAGCACGTAGCTGCGGGTGAGGGTGCCGCCAGGAGCCACGGCGAAGCCCACCCAGTCGGTTATGAACGGGGCAGCCGTGACGGTCTTGTCGATGGTAGCCCAGCCGGAAGGACTGGTGGAGCCGTCGTACTGCATGAGGCGGATGTACGCCGTGTTGGGGCCGGTATTCTCGAACACAAAGTCGAGATTACCGAGTTTGTCGTTGGCGTTCTGGGCATAGGCCGCAAACACTGTTGCGTCAGGCCCGAAGCCGATGGAGCTTTGCTGGTTCATACGATTTTTGTTTGACTGTTTATCGGCTACGAGCCGACTTTTCTCTGCATCGTATCAACGCGCTCAGCACCCAGCGCGTCTCAGGTGATTGGTGTTCAATCGCTATAGCTGCCCCTTGGCCAAAGCCGTCCCGATTTCAAGGAGTTCCTTTTCCGTCACGTCGGCTCCGATGGCTGCTGGTGGGACCAGGCTGATGTAGCGCTGGCAGATACCTTCAAAGGTCCAGTCCTGGTTCTCCGGCTTCTTCTCCGGCTCGATGGCGTCATAATCGTATACAGGTTCAGCTTTCTGAAAGAAAGCGTGCTGGAAGAAGGCTTCCGTTTCGGCGTGCGAGGACAGCGCGACGCGGTAGCGGTGTTCTTCGATGCTCTCCAGGTCTTTGAACTCGTCCCACTTCACCAGGCGATATTCCGGGTAGCCCGCCAGGGGCACCCATTTGATGCTCAGCTTCTCGGTGTCCAGGATAGCCACGCGCTTGACCTGGCCTGCTTCGCCCCAGTCCTGCTGAAAGGGCGAGCCGACGTAGTGGATGGTCTTGCCGATGGTGTGCGGCAGGTGGATGTGGCCCAGCAGGCAGAGGTCAAACGGCTCAAGAGCTTCTTTCGGTATACCATCCAGGGCTGTTCCGCTGTTCAGGGTGCAGCCCACTGCCTGGAAGTGGCCGAAGAGAATCTTGGGCGATTTCCAGTGCCGTTCATTTTTGTCGAGCCAATCGGTCAGCAGTTCGTGCTTGGCCGGGTAGGAGCAGAAAACGGCGGTGACGCCATTGAAGTCGTATACGTCTGTCTGGTTGACGACCTCGAACTTGTGCTGGAACAGTCGCCGGTTGTTGATGCTGGTGTTGCGCAGGAACTGCTCGTGATTGCCGACCAGCTTGAAATTCAGGTTGCTGTCGGGAATCAAGTCGAGGCCCGCGCCCACGGCTTCAATGGTGGGCACGGGTATGGAACTGCGGTCGTCGGTCGTGTCGCCCAGGTCAATCACGCCGTCGCATTTGTGCTTGGCGTAGATGTCGGCAATGTCTTGGTAGAACTTCGTCACCCGGTAGTGCTGGAGCGTGATGGTGGGGTCCGCCCAGCACACTTCATTTCCATCTGTGGCCTGTAAGTCGCCGTAAACGAGAAGTCTCATGACTTGAAGAACAGAATGGTCCATCTCCAGATTGGACATTCAATGGTTATAGCTGCGTTTTCGGGGATGCTGCAATTTTGTTCTACTACCTGGACAGGTAAGATGCAATGAAACTTTTGTCGTTAGACATCAACGGCCAGGCGGGTTGCAGCGTCACCATGCCCGGAGCTTCGTGGCTGCCGGTTCGCCCGCGCCTGCCGAAGAGTTGGCTCCGCTCGCTGTATTCCAGCGTCCTGCGCAGCTACTTTGGACGTTGAGCGCGTATTTAGAGCGTGACTGAAGCACAGACAGCCCAGTTGTTACTGCCCCACCCCGTCGAGGAAGACCTTGAGGGGGGCATGGTGCATGGCGCGGCAGCAGGAGGCAAAGGCAACAACAGCATGGCTGGAGGCTCCAGCACGGACAGCGACAAGATTGACTCGAAGATTAAGACGCTGGCCAACCGCATCTTTCTCCAGGTCTATTCTGTGCCGTCCTTGCAGGCGTGCCTGGCCGATGCCAGCGTCACCCCCACGGGCGACCCAGACGGGTCGGTGAAGATTCAACTCGATTTTTTGAAGCTGCCGAAGGAAGTGCTGCCGGACCTGGAGCGTCTGCTCTCGACTGATTTCTACAAGAACCACCGCCTGGTCAAGTACATCAAAAACGGGCAGGCCCGCACCGGTCTGGAGATTCAGGTCACGCCGAAGGAACTGCCTGGCACGGAGTACGATTACGCGTACTGAAAATGGCTTCGCCGCTCGCCAAGAAAGCAGCGGGCACGTTCATCCGGGACTCTGCCGCCAAGCTGCCGCCAACCCTGGCCTGGGCCACGTTTGAAGCCCGGCAGGGCACGCTCCAGCGCACTGTGCAACAGTTCTGCGCGGTCCAGCCGGAGCCTCTTAATCCTGCTCTCGTGCTCGTGGAGAAACTGTCCGCAGATTGCATGCACTGCTGCATACCCTGCCGGTGCGCTGACCACGAGTCGTCCAGCACTTTTCCTGTGGATGTGCGGTTCCGGTTGAATCCGCGCACCAGGGAGTGCTGGAGGGACTAGCCCTTGAAAGATTCAGTGTCTGCCAGCAGGTCTGCTGCGTTGGCGTACTTGAGCTTGCCTGCCATGTAGTCGACCACCAGTTTGCGTGAGAACTGGCGGACGGAGGTCACGTTCATGATGCCTTGTTTGCTGAAAATGGCGGACAGCGCTTGGTATTGGCCATCGGTCAGCCGGAAGGAGACGACATGCTCCATGCTGGCGCGTTTGGTTTTCCCGTTCTTGTTCGCCGGGACTTTCGCTTTTTTGGTTTTCGTGGTTTTAGCCATATCAAAAGAAAGAACGTGAAAAATGGAGTCGTGCCGGAAGCGTATTCAGTTTTTGCGCTGGCGATTCGGTTCTAAATAGGTGGCTGGTTCACGAGTAGTTAAACGCGTATGGCAAATGTCACTTCGACGGGGCTGCTGAAATACCTGGGTCTGATAGGCACGAGCGGAGTCCGCACCGGCTCGCTGGTGCCCCGCGCTCAAACTCCTGATGCGGAGCAAAGGCTCTGGCGCGAGTTTGAAGAAGCAGGCCGGGTGGCAGACCCGGACATCTGGACGAAGTACAACACGGTGATGAAGCGCCCGACGACGTTTGAGTCGATGCTTCAACTGTGGGAGGAAATGTCGGGCTGGGACTTGATTGCTGCCGCCCTGGTGGAGATTGTCGACGAGGCCACGCAGGCTGATGCCAATTCGCCAGGGACCATCTGGTACCAGTGCAACGACCAGGAGTTTGAAGAAGAATTGAACGACCTGCTGTCTCGCCTGGAAGTGGAGCACATCATCCAGTCGCAGGTGTGGCACCTGGCGGCATTCGGCAACCACTTTGAGAAGCTGGAGTACGCGCCCCAAGAGGGCATCATCGGGATGAGTTTTGTCCATCCGATGGAAATTCGCCGCTACTGGCTGGAACGGAATCGAAAGGCGATTGGCTACCGATGGATGAACCACAAGCCGAACAAGGAGGACGTGTTCGTCATGCCGGACAATCAGACGCCTGTGGAGCGCGTCTCGATGAACAACGGCCAGAGCCTGGAGGAACTGTGGTACCCGTGGGACTTCTTGCACTTCCGCCGCATGTTCAGGATGCGCGTCTCTGAGCACGGTGAGCCGATTTTTGCCGAGGCTGACGGCATCTACAAGAAGCTTCGGCTGGCGGTGGACCAGATGGTCGTTCACCGGGCGCAAGTGCAGCCTGACCGCTATGCCATCTCCATCGACACGCAGGAGCAGCCGCCTGTTGAGCAGATGAAGACCGTCCAGCGCTGGCGGCAGGCGCTGCGCAGCAAGCTGGCCTTCGGGCAGCAGGGCAATCCGTCTGAGTGGAACAGCGCGGCGGATTTTGTCAGCTACTACAACGCCCTGGCGCTCGACACCATCATCTATCTGGCCCAGCCCAAGGGCTTCAACAACGTCATCAACAAGCTGCCGGGCACCGCTGAAGTCCCTGATGTATACGACATTGAGTTGCTGACGGACCTTTTCTACTCCATCATTGGCATGCCGCGCCAGTGGTTCGGCAGCCAGCGTGATACCGGCAGCGACGCTCCCTCGGGCAAGGCTCTGCTGGCTCAGGACATCCGGTTCCTGCGCAAGATTAAGAGCATTCGCAGGCCCATTTTGAACTGCTACGAGTGGATGGGCTATTTCCACGCGGTCTTGAAGGGCAAGTCCATCGAGCAGTTGGACATCAAGGCCCTGATGCCGCCCATCGGTTCCCTGGAGGAACAGATGAAGCTGGAAATGCTCAAGATGCAGGCCGACGTGCTCGGGCAGTTGGCTGATGTCATGGACATGTACAAGCTGCCGAAGGAAGCCTGGGTGGAAACCATCTTCAAGCGCTACATGCACCTTCCTGATGACGTGGTGAACGTCTTCATCACGGCGCTGCCAGGTGAAATTGAGCAGGAGCCGCAAGGTGGTGGCGGTGGCGGGGCGATGGAAAGCAAAAAGCAGCCTGCGCCTGGTTCGGCCCGTCTGGTGAAGCAGATTGATGAAGCATTGAAATCGCATCCGAACGGCAAACGCCTTATCCAAGACCTTAACAGTCTCGTATACAAAGGTCAAGTCACGATTACGCCGCGCAAACAGGTGTCCATTCGTGAGGTTCTGTCGCCGCAGTTGTTCAAGGAAAACGACGTGGTGATTTCCAGTTTCGGCAAGCATCCGTTCAACCTGAAGCGCAGCGCCAACCTGCGCGACAGCCAGGACCGCGTGCTGCATCCGGGCGGTTCGCTGAGCCAGATGCTTGTGGAGTCCAAAAAGTCGGCCTGGGATGATGATGGAGCCGCTGTGGCTGCTCCGCCTGTCACTGCCCAGGACGCTGATGGTACCGCCGCTCCCACGGCGGAGAAGGCGGACTTCAAGCCTTACCGCAGGTGGATGAAACCTTGAACCATGCTCTCCATACGCGATTTTGACGGGGTGGACTTGATTGCCAATCCGCCCGCTGAAGTAGCTGTCCGGGCTACATCGGAAGCCGGTATACTGTACGAGCTTCAGGCCAGGGTGGTTGAGGACGACACGTCTCTGCCGGTGCAGTCAGTGGAGGCAGCCATCGACTGGAACGATGGTTTGCAGCCGGAGACGTTCAACTACATGCTTTCCGTCAACGGCACTCTGTCCATTGATTCTGTCCGGCAGCTTTCGGTGGGCAATCACGTTTTGCGGCTTGAAGGCCAGAACTTTGCTGCCCCGACGCGCCAGGTGGAGGGCGTAAACTTTTCGGTGGTGGTGACGCCTCGGGTCCAGAAGGCTCCTGACACGCGGATTATTTTCGGTCCCATTCTGCCCAAGGACACAGGCTTCCCCAACAGTCAGCAGTGGAACTTCACCACCGGCACCGACCTGGAAGTCCTGGCATCGTCAGTCAAGATGCTGCTCATCACCGGAAAGGGCGAGAGGGTCATGGAGCCGGACTACGGCACCAACTTGCGCCTGCTGTTGTTTGAGGCCATGACCGACGGCATGGAAGCGGTAGCCCAGCGCGAGATTGTTGAAGCCATCACCCGCTGGGAACCACGCGTCTCCCTGGTGTCCATCAGCGTCACGCGCACCCCGGACAACAAGTCCATCACGGTGAACTGCATCTTCTTTTCCAAGCTCTCGCAGCAGAATTTCAATTTGCCCCTGTCGTTTGCGCAATGATTCAATCGCCGCCAGTCACCCGCCGCGAATTCGTCCAGCGTTTCATGCGGGACTGCGGTGTGACTTATGCCCAGGCTGTGCGCATCTACGAATGTATGTGCCACACCTTTGAGGACGCCATCGTCAGTGGCAGCAAGGTGCGCATCGGGCGCGTGGCCTGCGTCAACCCGGTCTGGCAGCCGCCGCGTGACGTACACATGCACTTCAAGAAGGTGAAGGGCGGCAAGGTGGAGCGGGGCATCCATCGGACTTTCAACATGGATGGCCGGTTCACCTACAAATTCACGCTCTACAAGCGGTTCCTCAACAACCACCGGTTGAAGTGGTTCCTGGATATGCCAGGAATATGACTCCGGTATTTAGGCTGTGAACGCTACTGTCCAAAAAGTTATCGGCCTGCGTGAGTCTGACCGTTCTGACCGTGAGACACGCACGTATACTATTTCGGCCCGTCCAGACCATCTGGACAAAATCGAGGAACTGTTTGCCTGGATTAACATGACGCGGAGCGGGCACAGCGGCAGCGCGGAGCTTGGCATT